CGGCCGACTGCCCACGGGCTGTCAGGGTGATGTCCAGCAACTTGGCGGCCTTCTTCGCGTCTTCATAGAAGATCTCGTAGAAGTCGCCCATGCGGTAGAACATCAGCTGGTCGGGGTGCTGGTTCTTCAGGCGCCAGTATTGCTGCATCATTGGCGTGTGGGAGGACAGGTCGGAAATTACTTTATTCATCAATAGGTTAGAGACATCTAAGAATTTATGTGGGGCAAAAATGGGGCTATTTCTGACGGAAGAGTGCCCTTGTGAAATCTTGAGCTAGAGTAACATCACTCGTGGTTGAGGCGTGTGGCGTCGAATTGGGTTGCTCTCTAATGTCTTTTTTTTCTATAGTGGCCCATTGATATCGATCGAGACGTCTAGAGTCGCGAGGTTTGCTTGAGATCAGATGTGCTTGATGCATCGCGTATCTGAGTCTTGGGCTTGAAAATTCAGCACCTTAGGTGAATACCTAGGGCGATAGACCATAGGCAGTCCAAGCGTCAGGACGTAGGTGTCTGACTTACTTAGCGCTAATAATGGTCTGTTTATCAATTCCTATTTGGATGTATGAAATGGAGCAGTTGGACGTCAAACAGAGAGAGTCGAGTATCGTTCTTGTGGGTCACTTTGATCCGCTTGTGATGACTCCTCACTGGTTTGTCAAACAAGGAATGATACCTCAAGAAGATATCGACGAAAGCTTGGCGATTGAATTGGTATATAAAGAGCTTACCAAGTTTTCGTTGGCTAATATCCATGTAGAAGTACAGCCAGGAACTTTAATTCTTCGATCTGCACATGAGTCGTTTGACTATAAAATACAGGATCTTGCTCTTGGTGTTTTGTCTGCATGGAAAAGTTCTGATATCACTGCGATTGGTCTGAATATTTATACTGATGTTTCTTTTGATAGTCTGGAGGCTTGGCACAAGGTGGGGGATTTAATTGCCCCTAAGAGTGTCTGGCAAAAAGCTATGCCTGATTCCCCAAGCGCTGGTATGGCTAATTTACAGGTCCAAATTGAGAAGCCGAAAGGTGAATTGGGTGTTTATAATTTCACCGCTGGTTGGTTGGCTAAACCCAAGGTTACACGTTTCTCGCTGAATAACCATTTTGACTCTAAGCCGCATGTTAACTTTCGCGAGCCTGCTTCTAAGACTAAAAATTCCGTTTCGCATCCATTTGATCCTATAGCGATTGTCTCTGCATGTTGGGAGCAGTCCTTAGAGTGCCATGAACATATAATTAAATCTGTTTTGTCCCAGGCGTGGCAGGAGGAGTAAATATGGCGCTCGCAAGAATGTTGAATTTCGATACCTCTCCTGATGAATCCGCAGAGTACTTCGCCTCTTGGAGGGGGAGCGAGGGTGTTTCGAAGAATCAAGAATTCAATATTGTTAAGCCATTGCTTCACAACAATTCATCTGCCGACCAAGCGCCTTTCGCTGCATCGGCTAGTGAGGTGAGTGATATGCATGTCATCCGAGCGCCGGAATCCGTAGAAAAAAAAGCTTCAGTTTGGTCGGAAATAAATCAGACTTGGGAAGGAAGAGTTGTGGAGAACTCTCCAGAAAATCGAGAGTTCGTAGCAATAATTTCAGATCGAACCTGTCGTTCAAATCCCGATGAAGAAGTTGTAATCGGTTATGAAAGTATTATTGAGTCGGATATCGATTTGATTTCCGAGGGTGCGGTGTTTTTCTGGAATATAGGTAAATATAGGAAATATTCAGAAAAAAGCGGCAAAATTGGTCCTGCTGTTAATAAATACGAGCTTCGGTTTAGACGACTTCCTCCAATCTCCGCTGAGACAATTGAGGAAATCAAGCATTTGAGCAAAGGACTGTCTAGAATAATTCATGGCCATTAATTATCAGCCGCCTGCAGTCGCTGAACTCGAAATATCCCTTTTTGGACCTGGTACCGGTGAATGCATCGTTGCGCATCTAGGTGAAAATGAGTGGATGGTTGTTGATTCGTGTACTGTTGAAAATAAAGTTCCCGTTGCGCTCGACTACTTAGAAAAAATCGGTGTCGCTCCTGATTGTGTCAAGCTTATCGTGATTACTCATTTTCACGATGACCATATCGCTGGGGCACACGCGTTGATTGAAGCATGTAAAGATGCTGAAATCTTTATTTCCGGTGCGTTGACGCATGAGGAGTCTATTTCTTTTGCGTTGGCCCATGCGTTAGGAGATGTGCTAGTAGATAGAGCCAAGCCTAGCACATATGAAATTGCAAAAATTATCAAGTCAGTAGGTGAGCGCCACGTAGAGTTTGTGGTTGCGAATCAAGTTTTGTATAGAAAAAATGGTGTTTTAGTACACTCATTGTCTCCGTCGAGCCGAGCTGTTACTCAGTCGCGGCTTTTATTTGGGGAATCTTTCCTAAAGGCGCAGACTGAATACAGGAAGCTGGCTAATAAGCTTCATCCAAACTTGTGTGCCATAGCACTGCATATTTGCAATGGTACAGATACAGTCTTGCTTGGCTCCGATCTAGAGGTTTCAAAGGATCCTGCGTTGGGGTGGGAGGCTGTAATCTTAGATAAGAAGAAGCCTCAGACAGTCGCATCTGTATTCAAGGTTCCGCATCATGGGTCTCAGAATGGACACTCTAACGAAGTCGTTAAAGACATGCTGCGCGTTAAGCCTATATCGATTTTAACGACATTTGATAAATCATCTCTTCCTCGTGAAGAGGATATTCAAAGGATCAGAGATTTTTCAGAAAGCCTTTTTTTTACGACGCAGCCTAAAGTCAAGGCCCCAGTTCGAAGTCGGGCAGTTGAAGAAAGTATTCTTTTAGTTGCGAAGACGCGGCGCGTTCTAACTAAGACTATGGGGCATATCCAAGTCAGGATGTTAAATGGTGCATGCCAGGTTGGTCTAAATACTCATGCGAGTGAAGCAGCTTAATTATGGTGTTAATAAAAAGCGCTTCAAGCGCTTTTTTTTATTTTTTAGATTGTTCCAGATATGTTCAAGTTCGCTTGACGACTCATCATCCATCCATTTGGCGTGTGGAAGATAAATGTGAAATAGCTTATTTATCAAGGGCTTATGTCTTTTTTGCTGAGGCGCTGAGGCGCTGGGGCAAAAAATGGGGGAGAGGCACACCCTTTGCCGCCGAAAGCATTCGTCATGCTTTGGAAGTCGAGAAGCCTATCACGAACGGGTTTTAAGAGGTCCGCGAGAATCACGGGTGACACGATACTGTTATATAGCCATTTTCATGAATCGAGAGATCGTTATGAGAAAATCTTTCCCAGGTCAATTTGCTAACGATCCACAGAAGTTGCAAGAACTTTGGGGTGTAGCGCTGATTGCTCTCGATGCAAATGTTTTGTTGAATCTATATCGTTATTCAGATTCCACGCGAGCAGCGTTAATTAACGTATTAGAACTGCTGAAAGACAGGGTGTGGATTACTAATCAAGTCGCCAAAGAGTATTTTTCAAATAGGCTTAAGGTGATTAGTGATCAAGCAAAACTTTATGATGGGTCGATTGCGGAGTTAGAAAAACTCCGATCTGGGTTTGAAAATCAAAAGCAGCATCCATTTATAGGTGTCGAAACTCTCGCGGGGTTTGTCGAATCATTTGATAAGGTTGTTGAGGAGCTTAAGGTTAACAAGGAGGTGCATGATCGTCGAATTTATGAAGATGATATCAAAGACGAATTGGGTCATTTGTTTGACGGGCGAGTGGGTGCTGGCTATGAGATTGAAAGGCTGGAAGAAATTATAATCGAAGGCGCGTCTCGCTATAAGCAAAAAACTCCGCCAGGTTTCAAAGATTCATCCAAAGGTGGGGATAGTGTCTCGCTGAGCGATCGGTGTGCTCCCTATGGCGATTACATTGGCTGGCTTCAGCTAATGGATAAATCTAAGGGTGAGCAGATTGGAGTAATCTACGTCACGGGAGATGTTAAAGAGGACTGGTGGTTGAAACAAAGCGGGAAAACCGTAGGTCCGTTACCTGAGCTAATTGAAGAATTCATGAGTGTAACTTCGAATTCATTTTATATGTACCAGCCTGACCGATTTCTTGAGTACGCAAATAGCTTTCTCCACCAAGAAGCTTCGCCCGACGCGGTTGAGGAAATACGGGAAGTTCGGTTGGAAGTAGATGTGTCGAATTCGGTGGCCGAAAGTTTTGTTGGCAAGGCTATCAAAAAGAAAATTGCTAGAGTACTTGGGGACGTGTATAGGGGAGATGATGTTGGGGTGGCCATTAATTCATTGTCTGGTGTTGAAGGTCTCAGCGAGGGTGAGTATAAGGCGTATATCAATAACCTGATTTTCAGACGAGATCTTGCAAAGTCTACTTTAGACAGGCGCATGCGCGAGTTGGATATGATTAACTTAGGTGTCAATCCTGGTAGGGATGCGTCTCAGAGTGATATTTTTGAAGAGATGCGCGAGGTTGAGCAAAATATACAACAATTGAATCACAGGATTTCTATAGCTCGCAATGCCTTGGCTGCGTCGAGCAATGATGGTGATTGAATGAAGTGATCCCCGCGCAATAGCTTGCGTCGGGGATTATTTACTTTGTAGATAGGTTTTTCCATATGCGACATAGCTCATCGGGTGATTCGTCATCCATCCATTTGGCATATACGTCCACGAGCATGGTGAAATCCTTGTGTCCCATTTGTTTTGCAATAAAAGCAAGGTTGCCACGGGCGGTCAGGCACCAGCAGGCGTAGGTGTGTCGGGTTTGGTATGGCCGGCGTGGACGAATTCCTGAACGCTTTTGGATGGCTGCCCACTTCGTATTCCACGACGTGGGGATAAACCAGTGGTTGATGATCTTGTTTCTGGCTTGCGTTGTCGGGGACATAAGTGGCGTGACTGTTTCGACGCGGCTTTCGTGGCGGTTCATGTAAACCTTAATCTCACGCGGTCCGTGATGGGCAACCAAGCCCAACAGAATTTGGCAGGCCTCGGCCGCGGGCGGCATCAGAAGGACGGTCCGAGGTTTACCTGTTTTGGGTACTTTGAAGGTGCCGTCCGCTGTAATCGCCCTGGTGATGTTGATCTGCCCGGCAACCAGGTCAATATCTTCGACTGCCAGCGCGCACAATTCACCTGGCCGCAGGCCCGTGTAAACGGCGAGAGTGATTGCGGCTGTATCCTGTGGGTGCAGGCAGCCTTTGCTAAGCAGTTGATCGAACTCACGCTGGGTAAGTGGGTCGGGGTCGCGTCCGATCATCGCGAATCGAATGCAAGCGGCGGAAAGACCTTTGCGGCAATAGCTGTTGTTTTCACACCACGCTAAGAAGCCGGCGAACGTAGCCAAATAGTGGTTCGCTGTCGACGGCGCCCTGGTAGCGATCAGTTGGGTCCTGAGAATCTGGATGTCTTCGGGCAAGAGGATGCCGGCCAAGCGATCTGGTCCCAGCAGTTCACTACAGATATCCAATGCGTAGCCGTATTTTTCTTCGGTCATCGGGGTGATATCTACGGCCTTCAATGGTTTGTACCTTGCCATTAGCGCGGCTAGGCTCTCGTCTTTTACGTTGCTGTAGTTGGTCGCGTTCTTCGAGTTAGGGAAGTGCCGGCCGTAATCAAAGTGCCCTGTCTTGATCTCATGAATGATTGCCGCCCTCAGTAGGGCGGCGTATTTAATGTTGGCTTTGGTTACCGGAAGGCCGAGGGATTCGCGGCAGCGAACCCGACGCCACATGAATACGACGCGAATGTTACCGCCGTGTAACTCGATCCCTTTGTGCTTGGCTAACTCGGGTTCTAGGCCGCTTGCTGCGGTGCGCTCTCTGCCCACTTGTCGTACTCCGTCATGTTGATGGCGATGCGGCCGTCTGGCGTCTTGCGCCAGATCCGGCCTTGAGCCCAGGTGCCGTTCTTCACTTTGTGGCGAATGGCGTCTTCGCTATAGCCAGTGAGTTCGGAAGCACGATTGATCATTACCCATCGAGGAAGACTCATTGAGCGACGTCCTGTGTGCTGTTGGGTTCTGAGCTTTGGTCAAAGAACCCGTGATTACGTAACGCATCAATCTCGTTTTCTAAGGCCTCTTCTCGGGCTAACGTTTTGCGATGTCGGATTTCGAGAACTTCAAGTTCATCTCTTAGCGTGATTTCTCGGCGATGAGCGGCGTCACGCTGCTCGATTGAATTCCCAAATGACGTTGTGACGAAGTAGTCCTTGTCTCGGATTGCGTCTAGAAATGCATCTGGAGGGGCATAGAGAACTATCGTTATTTCGCTCATGAACTCACCTTCGTCCACGGTCCAGGTACGCGAGCTGGTTTTTGTTTCTTTTGGAAGGCATCCAGTTCTTTCGTTCGCAGCTTTCGGGCGTTGTTCAGAAGTACGAAAAGACGGCCATGCTCCGCTTTTTTTATGGCTTTGAGGCGAAGACTCGCGGCTAGGTATCCGACGAAAAAGCGCTCAGCGCTGAGCAGCTCGTCATTTGTTTCAGCCTCCCTGACGATTAACGCCATGCAACGCAGGGCTGCAAACTCAACTCCAACATATCTGGTCATTGAGTGCTCCAAGTAAGCTGGTAAGAGTGCGTATACCCCACAACAGGCTGCGCGGGCGGGCGATTCTGAGCGATTAGCGATGCATCAGGTGTGGCTGCCTCGCGCAGCTTTTCGTGGGGTATAAGTGCCTCGGCAGTGGCGCTGACAGAGTCAATAATGCCTGCTGCTGCGCAGCAGAGACTCTTTGTTTCTGGTGCGTCGACGCGGATCGCGTTGCAGAGCAAAGCGGTCGATGGTTGAGTAATGTGCAGGTCCATCTTCATGCCGCTTTCCTCCGATGTTCGATAGCAAGTTGGTCCATCAGGCGTTGGTGAAACGTGAGCCGTGCTTCGGTGGCCGACCATGGGCGGATCGTTTCGGCCGTAGGTTTGATGCCGATCAGGCAATCCCAGATAGCCGGATCAGCGGGCATGAGGTCGCGGCGCTCGGTTGCCAGTGCAACAAGGTCGGCATGGCGGACGGATGCTGGTAGTTCGAGGTCGAGGTTGAAGCGGGTGCAGATGCGCTCCCAGATCCATTGCTCGACGTCCTGGTAGGCATGCATCCATTCCTTCAACGGCCGCACCATATCGCCGATATAGGCTTCGGTACCGTCGTGAAGGAGTGCCACCAACTTTTCCTCGTCGGGCACCAGGTCAGCGACCATGCAGCAGTGCTGTGCCACGCTATAGAACTCGCGAGTGTGGCCATTGAAACGGCACAAATTCGCCAGCGAGTGGGAGATGTCGCGTGGGTCGATCAGGTCGACATTCGGCTCATACAGGTCAAAGCGTTTGCCGGTGGCGGTGAGAATCTGGCTCATGCGGCCTCCTTTACCAGATCAGCCAGTAGCAGCGTGTTCTTGGTGTCTTTGTGGAGTTTGCGCAGTGCGTCATTGCCAATCAGCACGGCCAGCTGGCGGTCGAACTCTTTGCGAAAGCGCACCATTGCATGCAACTCGGTGGTCGCCTGGGTGCATTGCCGCTGCAGCTCGCCGGCAGCCTGTGGGGTCAGGCGCAGCATGGGGATAATTCGATTCATGCGGCATCCTCCTGTGCTACCGACTCCAGTAGGGTTGCCATGGCGAGTGCTTGATCGCGGAGCGCAATGGTGTCGCGCTCGAGTTTCTTGCCTGTACGGAATGCGCTGAATGTCTCCGCCGCGATTCGCAGTTGTTCTGCGATGGCCAGCAGGGTCAGGCGTTCTCCCTCTCCGAATTTTGAGCCAGCGAGTGCTCGTTTGTAGTGTGAGTGCAGTTGCTTGTGATGGACCTGGGCCTGGTCAAGCGAAAGCTGCAGGCTGCGGATCGTCTCCGAGTTATCCGACTGTTGAATAGCCTTTCCTTCGTCGATTCCTTCGACACGGCCATCAATCAGACCTCCGCGATAGCCTGTCCAATAGGTGAGGCCAAAAAGTATGATCAGAACGATCAGTGCGCAAAGCTGAATTGCAGTCATGTGGTGTGCTCCTGGTTGCTTTAGTTGGCCGGTGGTGGCGGCTGATTGGGGCTACTGGTCCTGCTGGGTTGAATCCTTCTGTTTCTTTGCCTGCTCCTCGTCGGCTGAATAGGCTCTGATGTCGATCCACGAAGCTAGGTGGCGAATGTGGACGTACTTGAAGGACTTCCGGCTGTCTTTGAGCGTGGTCACTGGCAGCGGGATACGCCCGTTGTCCAGATCAGACGCGAACGTCTGTTCATTGAGATTGCGGAAGTACTGCAGGCGAAGTTTTTCCAGAGGGATAAGCACATCGCCGAAGGTGCGGTAGAGCAGTTCAACGGTTACTGTTTCTGGTGCTGGCATTAGTCGGAGTGGGTTTTGATTGGTGTTACTCATGGGCTTGCACGGCCTCCTTGCGTTTGAACCGTGATGGGTGATTCCAGGCGTTTAGGCAGTGGCGTTTAGTAAGCTCGCGCAGATGCTCTGGTACTTCGAGAAGTGCAGCGTTGCGCTCCTCGCGTGTACTCATTGCGATGATCTGGCGGGTGTACTCTCTAGGCCACGTCACGGTTATCTACCGGGATTTCTGGTAGGTTCAGCCCCAGTTGCTCGGCGAGCCAACGTATGCCGGCTTGCTTCACCCGGGTTGACTGGCTGTATTGCATGCCGAGCTTCTCGTGATACCAATTGCCGTTCTTCACTCCCAGATACTCACGATCCCGATTCGGATAAGCCGGAAGATTCTGCAAGTTGAGCAGCGCCTTTTCTCGCATGAGGCTGATCAGCTTGGGGCGCGTGATACCCAGGTGTTTGGCGGTTTGAGCAAGAGTGCGATCCATTGACCCCTCCTTAGGCTGCATGCGCAGCGGGAGTCGCTACGGCAGCTAGGTGGTTGATGGATTCGGCAACCTTTTCGTAGATTTCTACATCGGTACCGCACACGGTGAAGCACTTGGTACGCGGGCGTTTCACGCCGATGCTCATGATGGTGGTGACGCCGAGGCGTGTTTGGGTTCGATGGATCGCGACATGGATAGGTAGTTCGAAACCCATGTCGAGGCTCACGCAACCGCCGGTGCGAATTAGCTCGAATACTCGCTGTTCATGCTCGATATCAAACCGCGCGTATTCGCGGCTGGAGTGTGGAGTGTTCTGCAGGTCGGTTGCATCAGTGGTGTCGAGCGGGCCGTTTACGATCTCCTCAATGAAGTCAGCCAGCTTGAGGTGCATCTTCTTTTCGTTCGGCAGGGTCAGCGTGTGGCGCTCGCTTCCCGGCTCAATGACGAAGAGGGTGTCCGATGTGCTGCGTTCAACCTTGAGGCGAAATGCTACGGCCTCGCGCTTGGGGGCCGATCTGAGTATGTGATTGAAGGTGCCGCTCAAATTGACCTGGGCGTTGAGCAGCTGCAGGGTGCGGTTGTCGAGTTTGAACTTGCTCATGCTGCCCGTCCTCCGTCGTTTGGATCGAACGGAGCTGGTGCAGTAAGGGCTTGTGGTTTGGATTTACTAGGGATGAACGTGCAGCCACAATTGCGTGCAATGCGGCGAACTTCGAGGATGCGGAATGGTTCATCAGCAGTCGGATGGACATGCAGGGTTGCTGTGGTGTGCATGGTATTGCCTCGCTCTGTGGTGGAAGAGTGAGGCAAATATCACGTATTGTGTTTATCGTGTCAACACGAAGTGTGATTATTCGGGTTTTTCGTGCGCGAACCGTGATGATTTCAATATCCCGCCCACTAGGTGGACCTTGGATACCTCGTTTTGCTCGAGGTGCAGGGGGCTATGGTCCAGGTTGACGCTGTCAAATCGATACACCCCGTCTCGTAGGTAGATGAACTCTTTAATCATTGAGCGGCCATCCTGGGTCTGAACCATCACCTCGTCTCCGGTGATAAACATTTTGTTGGGCTCAATGAGAACGTATTCACCGCTTTTGATTCGAGGATGCATGCTGTCGCCGATGACTCTTAGGCCGTAAGCATTAGGGTCATCGCTATAGATGTGGAGATAGCCATCACCATGGCCAACAGGGAAATCTAACGCCTCAAAATATCCATCCATCCCTAGCTTCGCTGTGCCTACCACGGGCACCACTCCTTCCTTCGTAGGACCCATTGGCCTAACAACGCTTCCTACCTTTATAGGTGTCAGGGTCAAGGTGTGTGGAGCTTGATTGGTCAGTGCTGAAAAAAGCTGTTGAGACTCAGTGCCACTTATCAATTCTGCGACGGAGACACCGAGCGCAGGCGCAAGCAGTGTCAGATCCGCGAGATTTGGCTCTCTGAGATCGCTCTCATAGTTGCCTATTCGGGACTGTGATGACCAGCCGCACACTTCCGCCAATAATTTCTGGCTGAAGCCCTTTTGTTTTCTGAGCCGCTTGATGCGGGAGCCTAAAGTTTCCATTTTGAATTTTTATCACGTAATGAAATGTTTTTTTCTCACTTATCGTGTTGAAAAAATCACGTTTCGTGTTTAGAGTGTGCGAAGTCAAAAGGAGTCAGATTCATGAACCGAATTGCCTGCCTCAGAAAGGAGGCGCAGATAAAACAAAGGGATCTTGGTGAGCTGCTTGGTTGGACCCAGACAAGATTAAGCAACTACGAGTCCGGTCACAGAATGCCAGGCCTCAGTGAGTGCAGAGCAATCACCTCGGCGCTGAATCAGTTGGGGGCCGCTTGCTCACTTGACGATGTTTTTCCTCCCGCGCTGGAAACATCAAAAGCGGCTTAGAAAAAAGGCGACCCAAGGGCCGCCCAGTTCCTCCCAACACACACCACCACAGTGATGTTGGGTTGCAGTAAAGGTAGGCGGGCACACCACATGCGAACCGTCGCTCTTTACCGCACTTTCCAAGGCACGGATGCCTTGGTGTTGCTGCCTTCTCCACCACAGATTCGGCAGCTGTTGCGCCAGAGGTGAACGACGGATCGTTTGCCTCGGCACGGTACCGGTGTTGATCCTGAGATCTCGCCGGCGTTTGGGCCTCTTCAAGCCACGCGACAAATGTATCACCACTGCACGTCGCGCGGCACTGGCAACTTTTAAGGATTAATGCCATGAGCCGAATCGCTCTGAGTTGTGTAGAACGAGCGCAGCGAGAAATCCTGCCGCTCGATCTAGCGCTTTACCATGCTGCTCGGGACTATCCCGGTGGCGCCGCAGCAATTGCCGCCACCACCGGCAGAAATGCCACCACGCTGCAGCACAAGCTATCTCCCACGCATCCAAGCCACTCCGTGAACATTCAGGAGTTCGGCGAGATCCTGGAGTTGACCAAGGATCGCCGCATTCTGGATGCGGTGCACGCGCTGGTAGGGGATACGATTTGGCAGGAATTGGCCGAGGCGTATACCAACGACATGCCCGAAACCTTGACCACCGGCATAGCTGAGTATTTTCGGCAGGTCGCTGACTTGGCTGAGACCTGGGCCAAGAGCATTGGCGACGGCGTGGTGTCTGACCACGAACTGGCCGCGATTCGCCTACAGGTGTTTCGCGGCATTCAAGGGCTGCTTGGGATGTTCAACCGCGCCACCTACGTTAATCAAACAACGCGGGGTGCCGACCATGGCTGACATCGCCGACTTTGCTAATGACCTGGTGCAGGAGCGGCTTGATCAGGCGCTGGCTGCACGCAACGCCGCCAAGCCTGCCTTGGCGGCGCATTCATTTCTGTTCTGTGAAGGCTGCGACGAGCCTATTCCGGAGCCGCGTCGGTTGGCCTTGCCGGGTTGCACCCAGTGTGTGATCTGCCAGTCCATCGACGAAGTGCGAGAGGCCCGTCATGCTCGATGAGGTATTGAATCAATTTGCTGACTACGGTCTTGAACCTGAACAGCCGCTGATCTTTGGCAAGCTCACCCGGTGCAAGACCGCCCAGGACAAGGGCAAGGAGAAAAACGGCTGGTACGTCGTCCACGAGCATCACACTGAGAAGAACGAAACGCTGATCTTCGGTAGCTTCGGTGACTGGCGCTCGGGCGAATCGCAAAAGATCAAGGTGAAGGCCGGGCGCATGAGCCCGGAAGAGCGCGAAGTCATGCGTGCTCGGCAGGAAGACGCCAAGCGCAAGGCCGCCGAGGTTTCTGCCAACGCTGCACGGAGAGCAGCCAACCGTGCAGCCGGCTTGTTCAAGCGCATGCCGGAAAAGGGCAAGAGCGCCTATCTGGATCGAAAGCAGATCGTTGGGTTCAAGGTTCGTTATGCGCCACGTACCGGCGCATTTTTGGTGCCTATGTGCAACGTGCGGGATCAGATTGTCGGTCTGCAGGTGATCTTTCCGGCAAAGCAAGAAGACACCGGTCGCGACAAAGCCTACTGGCCCTACGGCATGTCGAAAGAGGGCGCTTTCCATTTGATCGGTCCGCACCCCGAACCGGGGGAGCCAGTACTCGTGTGCGAGGGCTACGCCACAGGCGCCAGTCTGCACATGGCGACCTCTCTGACGGTCGCGATTGCCTTCGATGCGGGCAACTTGCTACCTGTCTCCAAGGCCATGCGGGAGCGTTTCCCCGGTTGTCCGCTGATCCTCTGCCGGGATGATGACTGGAAGACGAAGCGTCCGAATGGCGATCCGTGGAACCCAGGTGAGGAAAAAGCCAACAATGCTGCGTTGATCGTCGGTGGCCAGGTAGTCGCGCCAGTCTTTTCGGGCGAGCGCGAAATCAAGTGGACTGACTTCAACGACCTGCATGTCGCCGAGGGTTTGGAAGCGGTACGCCGCCAGGTGTTGGCGGTGGTCAAACCACCCGCTGCGGGTGGTTGGAAGGATCAACTGGCCCGCACTGAAAACGGCGCCCTGATTGCGCACATGCAAAACGTTGAGCTGATCCTCGGCAATGACGAACGCTGGGCCGGTGTCATCGGGTATAGCGTGTTCAGCTCCAAGATCGTCAAGCTGCGGTCCGCTCCCTTTGGCGGCGGTGCCGGCGATTGGGCCGACATTGATGACATGCGGGTGATGAAGTGGCTCGCGCAGCAATACAACCTGCGGGTCAAAGCGTCCCATGTGATCGAGGCGGTCAGTGTGGTTGCCCACGACCATTCTTTTCACCCGGTGCGTGAGTATCTGGAGAAGCTTGAGTGGGACCGCGTCCCTCGGCTGGAAACCTGGCTGACGGACGTGCTCGGGGTCCATGCAAACGAATACTCAGCCAAAGTCGGTAAGCGCTGGCCAATCTCTGCGGTGGCTCGGGTCATGCGCCCTGGCTGCAAGGCTGACTCGGTCATGATCCTTGAAGGCGGGCAGGGCGAGGGTAAGTCCACCGCCATGGGCATTTTAGGTGGCGAGTGGTTTATGGACACGCCCTTTGCCCTCGGCGATAAGGACAGCTTCCAGGCGATTCGTGGCAAGTGGATTGTCGAGCTGGGCGAACTGGACAGTTTCAACAAGGCTGAAAGCACCAAGGCCAAGCAGTTCTTCTCCGCATCTACTGATACCTACCGCGAAAGCTACGGCCGCAGAACGAACGACGTGCCACGCCAGTGTGTGTTCGTGGGTACCACCAACCAAGAGGAATACCTCAAGGACGCCACGGGCAACCGACGTTACTGGCCAGTGTTCTGCAACAAGGTCGACTTGGAAACGCTGCGGGAGATCCGCGACCAGCTGTGGGCTGAAGCGGTGTTCTGCTTCGAGGCCGGCGATATCTGGTGGGTGACGAAGGACGAGTCTTGGATGTTCGCCGAGGCACAGGACGAGCGCTTTGTTGTCGACGAGTGGGAAGGGCCGATCCTGACCTGGTTGGAGGAGTCGCAGATCGGTGAAACCGCCACCGGCAACGAGATCTTGATCCAGGCCCTCAAGTTGGACGTCGGCCATTGGGGCAAGCCGGAACAGATGCGGGTCGGCGCGATCATGCACCGCCTGGGCTGGCGGAAGAAGCGCATGCCGGCGTTGGCAAAGAGCGGCATCCGGCAGTGGGCCTATCAGAAGCCGGCGACCTGGGGGCGTGTGTCTGCATTGCAGGCGACCCTAGTAGAGGAGCCTTGCTTTGATTAAGCGAATTGATGAGATGCTCAAGCTCTGGGCGCAGGATCTGCATTCGCCGATGAACCCTGACTGCGTTGGATCGGGCGGCGGCAACATGATCGCCATGCTGATGGAGTGTAAGGGGGAGTTGATTCGCGGCACTCGGGGTAGTCGGGTGCTGCTGGATGAGTCGGTGGATATCGAGCTGATCGTGAACAAGCATTTGCCTGCGCAGCTGTCGGTGGTGGTGTGGGAGCACTATTGCAATCACGAAAGCTTCCTCTCACAGAAGTACACCCACTGCGGTTGCAGTCGCGACACCTATTACCAACGTCTGCACGAAGCGCACCTGCACATTGCTGGCATGTTGATGGGGAAGGCTGCGTGACCCCTGGTATCACTCCGCGTGCCACTGTCCTACTGTCCGGCCTTGTCCGACTGCCATTTAGAGCAGTCGGACAAGTGCAGGCCACGCCGTTACTGGGCTGTCCTACTGTCCAACCTTTGCCCGCCACATGCACACGTAAGCATAGCGGGCACGTAGTCGCGCCCATGGCGCGCATGCGTGCTTTTAGTTTTCCTCTCTATACACAAGAGAAAGTTAAATAAGGTAGGACAGTAGGGCAGAACCCCGAATTTAGGCGCCTGTAGCTGTCCTACTTCGTTTCTGATTGGTGGGACAGGTAAGACAGCGCCAGAGGCGCTGAAAGCCGAAATAAAGATATTCACCGACATTGCCTAGACGTAGCCCAGACATTCACTGGGTGGCATTAAAGTAGGGTTGCTGCCACCGGAATCCACCTGTAAAAAGTACCCATCTTCGATAGGTGCGACCGCAGAGAGCGGTAGGCACCACACACCAAACCCGGCCATTGCGTCGGGTTTTTGCGTTTATGGAGTAGGGCGATGACGAACGAGCAGCAAGCACTGGCAGAGATGCCGATTTGGTTAGTGATCGTCCTGGCCCTGGTCGGCGGTGTATCGGGTGAGATGTGGAGAGCCGACAAGGATGGGGCTCGGGGCTGGGCGTTGTTGCGACGCCTGGCGCTTCGGTCCGGTGCCTGCATTGTCTGCGGCGTGTCGGCGATGATGCTGATGATCGGTGCTGGCATGACGATCTGGACGGCCGGCAGCTTGGGCTGCCTGACCGCAATGGCCGGCGCCGATGTCGCCATCGGGTTGTACGAACGCTGGGCCGCCAAGCGGCTGGGTGTTTGCGAAGTGCCACCCGCTGGCGGTGAACAGGGGTGATGAATCGCGCCGGGGCGCCGAAAACTGCCGGGGACCCTGGGGTTATTCGGGGGGTACGGGGTCGGAAACCCGCGGGAAGTTGTTAGCGGCAGGGTTGCCAGCTTACTGAAATTCAATCCATTGAAATCGAAAGGTTCCATTGAAAAGCTGTTGAAAAGGAGGGCTTATGACAGAACCAATGTACCTGTCAAAGAGCGCCTTCGCGGCTCGGATCGGCAGGGCGCCCAGTTACATAACCTGGTTGAAAAACAACAACCGCTTGGTGCTGACCGCCGACGGTAAACAGGTCGATGTCACGGCCAGCGAAGCGTTGATTCGCGACACCGCTGACCCCAGCAAGACCGCCGTCGCCGACCGCCACCACCAAGACCGGCTCCAGCGTGACGTTTACAGCCAGCTATCCAGCCAGGCCGAGCCGACTTCAACGGCTGCGCCGTCGCTCGCGATCACCCCTGCGGGGCAGCTCCCCGATTTCCAGAAAGCCCGTGCATTGCGCGAGCACAACCTGGCCCAGCTTGCCGAAATCGAGTTGCATAAAGCCAAGGGCTCGCTGGTAGCTCTGCCGGCAGTTCAAACAGGTGCCTATAACGCCGGTCGCATGCTGCGCGATCAACTGCTGGGGATGCCGCCGCAACTGGCTCCGGAACTGGCGTCGATGACTGACCCTTGGGAAATCGAAAAGCACCTCACGGCGGCGATTCGCCGCTCGCTGGAAGACGCCGAACGGATGTCGTCAGCGGACCTTGAACACGCACTGACCACGAGTTAAGCCCATGCCCACTGGATTCCCTGACGGTGCAGAGGTGTACCGCGAGGCGTATTTCCGTGGGCTACGGCCCGACCCGGATGTCTGGATCGATCAGTGGGCCGACGAGTACATGCGGATCCCGCGTGACACTGGCGCCGCTGAGCCCGGCCAATACCGCACCTCGCGTACGCCGTATGCCCGTGAGCCGATGCGCTGCCTGTCACCGGCTCACCCCTGCAAGCGCGTGGTCACCATGGTGGCCTCGCAGTTGATGAAAACCCAGATTGCCTTGAACTGGATCGGCGGCCTGATCCAC